GGCGAGGACAAGGACGGGGCGACCGTGAGCGCCGAGGTACGGGCCTGGTGCCTGGAGAACTGGCGGCCATGGATGAAGATAATCGTCTGCGGGTACGGGGCGGAGCACGATGCGCTTCTTGCGGCGGGCTGGCACAAGAAGGCGTGGAAGGTCATTAACGGCTACAACGGCAAGGGCAAGAATCAAACCACGGCGGAGCACGACACACGGGACGAGCAGATGTGGCTGTCGCCTAATTTGAGGGAGCGGGGGCTGTTTGAATGACCAAGACGAAGGCCGCCGCCGGGGGCGCGGCGCTGACCCCCAGAGAGGCGGCATATTTCAAAGAGTTGCTTCAGACCATCCCGGTCGCGCCGCCGGAGCCGCTTCTCACGAAATACATCGAAGGCCGCCGTATCATGCCCGCCACGAGCGCCATCCCCGGCCTGTGGAGTTGGCAGCCGTCCCCGTTCCTGAAAGAGATTGTCGATTGTCTCTCCGACACCAGCCCCATTCAGGAAATATCAATTTTGAAAGCGCGAAAACTCGGCTTCACACAGGGCTTGGCCGTGAACGCGGCAATTTATTTTCTGTTTGAAAATCCCACCTCCGTCATGTATGCCACCGCGAGCGAGGATTTGGCTCATGACTTTTCGCAACTGCTCCTTGACCCCGCCATTGCGTCAATGGGGCTGCGCCCGCTTTTGGGGATTGAATACACGAACTCGAAAAGCCGCCGCAGCGCGGACAGGACTGAGCGCAAGGAGACGCTGGCCGGGGGGGTGCTGGACATCATTAGCCACCAGTCGAAAATGGCGCGGCGGGCAAAGGACATCCGCGTTTTGATTGTGGACGAGGTGGACGCCGCGCCGTCCGAACTCACGAGCGGGGAGGGTCGCTGGCTCGATGTTTTGAAGGGGCACACGATGGCGCAGGGCGACCGCCGCAAGATTATGATGTTCGGCTCGCCCTCGACCTATCAGGACAGCCAGACTTATGTGGAATATATGCGCGGCGACTGCCGCAAATTCAATGTCCCCTGCCCCTTCTGCGGCCAGTCTATCACGCTGGACTTAGAGGACGAGACGAATGACGGCAAGAGCGGCCTCATCGATGTTGTCGAGGGCGGGGAAATCGTGAACGCTTTCTACCTCTGCCCGAAGTGCGGGGAACGCATTAGCAACTCGGACAAAGTGATTATGTATTCCGAGCATCCCATCCTGAAAAACGGCAAGAAGTGTAAAAATATCGCGGTTTGGAAGCCAACGAAAAAAAGCGATGATGTTTTTCTCCGCAGTTACTACATAAACGCCCTCTACGCCCCTATCGGGGCCTACTCGTTTCTCGACATAGCGAAAGACCGCCAGCGGGCTAAAATGGATGAGACGCCCGGCAGGGCTATCAGGAGGTCGTTTATCAACATCGATTGCGGATTGCCTTACCGGGACACGGGGGCCGTGGTGAAACCGAGCGAGGCGCGGGCGCGGTGCGCCCGATACAAGAAAGGCGAGGCGCCGTCAAATGATATAGCCTTCATCACGGTTGGCATCGACATACAGGCCGGGCAGGGGACGGGCCAAAGCAATTCCAGTCGTATCGAGTGCGTGGTGCTGGGGCATGGCTACGGCTACCGGACATGGGTCATCGATAACAAGGTCTTTTACGGCGACACGCGGGAGCCGTTCAGCGGGGCTTGGGCCGGCCTCTCGCAGGCCATGACGAACCGGGACTTTTTCTACCAGAGGCCCGACAGTTCGCTCCTGATGCCGAGTCTGATGTTCTTTGACGCGGGGAACGCCGCCGAGGGGCGGGCGGACGCGGTGTTCCGTTTCTGCGACCGTATCTTCCCCCTGGGGATGCCGATAAAGGGGTTCGGGCAGGTGCAGACCAAACGGGGCGAGCGGGGGGATGTGCCGGGGAACAACTTTTTGAAGCGCTACCGGATAGGGACGCAGAGCGGCGGCGACCACCGTTTCATCGAGATTTCGACATGGTATTACAAAAATGAATTGATTTCCAGCCTCATGCAGGGGGGAGTGGAAAAGAGCGGAGGCATCGCGCTTCCGGCGGATATGACGCAGGAGGACATCGAGCAAATGACGGGGACGGAGCGCATCATTGACGGCGCGTATAAAGACACACGAGCCCATGTAGAGTTTTTGGACTGTTGCGTGTATGCTCTGTGCGCGAGGGACTATTTCCTCGACAGCCGGGTGAACGAGTTGCGGACGGCGGCGCAGCAGAAAGGCTGGACGGCGGCGCAGACGAACCTCAACATCAACTCCAGGACAGTTTTTGAAATTATGCAGGGAAAGATTGACGAAAAGGCGCTTTTCGCCCATAATAGAGAGGAGGGGGAGTGATGAAAACGAGTGATTTGGCGGATTGGAAAAAGTATTGGAAAGGTGTCCTGTTGCTGATTCGGATGGGACTTAGATTTTCGCTTCTTTGCATTGGCGGGTCTATCTCCTTTTTTATATGTGGGAAGATTTTGGAAGGCGCGGTTTCGTTGCTTTTGTCCTTGACGGTCTTTGTTTATGGTGTTGCTTTGGCTTTCCCACTTTTGAAAATCGATGAGGCGGACATAACAGTCAACGAAGTTGGAGCCGTAGAAGTAATTGAAACTGTGCGTGATTACCCTTCTTGACACGGCCTCTCGCCGTGTTACCTTTTCCCCGTGGAAAAGAAAAAGCCTCGCGGTTTGTGGGGGTTCCTCGCAAAGAAACTGGGCGTTCCGGCGGCGGTAGAGGCCAGCACCCCGCATTCATATTACTACCGACATCCTTACACCGGCGCGAGCATCCGGGGCGGACTTTCCGCCGTCCCCGACCTTTCCATCGACATTTCCACTATGCGGCGCCATGTCCGCAAGAGCGAGCAGTCCAGCCCCATCACCAAGAGCCTCATCAACCGGGATGTGGAGACGGTTATCGGGGACGGCCTCACCATCACGCCGGAGCCGCAGGCGGACATCATCGGCCTGTCCCTCGAAGAGGCCGCCGAGTGGAGCCGCGGCGTCGCCTCGGCATTCGACCTGTGGGCGACAAGTCCCGGCAGCGTCCTGGGCTTTGGACGCACGAACTTTTACGAACTGCAAAAAATGGCCTACCGCAGTTTTTCGCGGGACGGGGAACTTTTGGCCGTGCTGCACTACCAGAAGAACAAACGGCTCCTGAACCCTCTCCGGGTTCAACTGTTCGATGTAGAGCAGTTGCGGGGCTATCCGTCCGTGTCCACGGGCGGCTTCATCGACAAGAGCGCGGACGGCATCCGGCGGGACGAAAACGGAACTCCCGTGGCCTATCAGATTTGGCAGGAAAAGGACGGCGTTCAAATGCCCGTTGAACTTCCGGCGCGGCTCGCCGGGGGGCGGCTCTGTGTGCTGCACGGCTTTGACCCCATCTTTGCCGGGCAGGGGCGCGGCATCCCCGAACTGGGCGCGTCTATTCAATGGCTGGCGGACATCCTTAAATTGACGAATGCCGAGGTGCAGAAGGCAATTAACCACGCCTCCCTGTCGGTCTTTGTCGAGAGCACCAGTGATGAGGGGGCGGCGAACCCCTTCGAGAGCCTGACAAAGACCCATGATGTGTGGAGCAAGATAACAGGAGGAGGGGAGGAAGAGGAGGGCGGGACTGGGGCCGCCGCGGGCGAAGAGGAACCCGAACAGGAGCGTTTTTACGAAATGCCGGAGGCGCGGATGGATGCGCCGGGCATCGGCGTCTTCAACCTTCCCGGCCATCAGACCATAAAGCCCTTCCAGTCCACCGCGCCGAGCGCGGGCTTCAAGGAGTTCGTGGAGGAACTGTTCAGTTTTGTCGGCGCGTCCCGCGGGCAGTCCCTTGAGACCGTGCTGATGCGGTTTGACGGCAATTACAACAAGGCGCGGGCGGCGCTGCTGCTCATGTGGCGGGTCGCGCAGAATAAACGCAACATGATTGGCAACTTCTTCCTCCTCCCCATTTATGAAATGTGGCTGTCTGAGGAAATTGCCGCCGGACGGATAACGGCGCGGGGCTGGAGCGACCCACTCATCCGGCAGGCGTGGCTCCGCTGCCACCTTGTCGGCGCGCCCCTCCCGAACATCGACCCCGAAAAAACCATGCGGGCCGCCGGGCTTGAGGTTCTGTATGGGATAAGCACGCTAGAAGATAAAGCGATGGAGACAAACGGCAGTTCCTTCGAGGCCAACGCGGAGAAGTTGCGTAAGGAATTCGCGGCTCTCAACCTCCCGCCGTGGGCAGCAAACTATGTTCCCCTGTTCAACGCGCAGAAGGGGCAGAATGCGGTGGGGAATAATCCCTCTTGACAAAGGGATTTGCGGGGTAGACTGAAAGGCGGTTTATGAGACTTGTCTGCTGCGAGGACGAACTTCAAAGGCGGTTCGAGGCGCACTGCGCCGATGACAAACGCTTCTCGGCGTCCCTCGACTTCGGGAACTCCGCGTCCACGCCGATTTACGACATCCAGAACGGCGAGGCCGTCATCCGGGTCGAGGGCTATCTGAAAGAAACGGCGGACGAGTGGGAGCGGCTGTTCGGCGTTACCGCCTATTCGGACATCCGGGCCGCCCTCGATGAGGCGAAAGCGGCGGGGGCGGAGAAAATTGTTCTTGCCATTTCATCGGGCGGCGGGGAAGTCGCGGGCGTCCAGCGGACATGGGAGGCACTGCGAACCTGCGGCCTTTCCACCGAGGCCCGCGTGATGGGAACCGCCGCGTCCGCCGCCTACTGGCTGGCTACCGGCTGCAAGAAAATCACCCTCGCCGAACCCACCACCGCCGTGGGCAGTATCGGCTGCATCTGCACCGTGCTGGACGGCAAGGGGGAATTCGAAAAAAACGGCGCGAAACTCACACGCATTGTCTCCGGCGGCTCTCCGGCGAAGTCCGTGGGCAACAAGGAATACATCGAGGGGATGCAGCAGGCCGTTGACGCAATGGCCGAGGTTTTTGTGATGTGTGTCGCGCAGGGGCGCGGCGTTACCCCCGAAGCCGTGAAATCGGATTTTGGCAAAGGAGCGCTGATTATCGGTAATTCCGCCCTTGACAAGGGGATGGCCGATGCTATTTTCAAAAATGAGACAGAAAACGAAGCGGCGGCAAGCCCTTCAAATATAACGATTAAGGGAGAGACGATTATGACATTTGAGGATTTGCAGAAAACAAACCCCGAAGTTGTGGGGATTGTTGACGCGAAAGTGAAGAGCGAAGTCGCCGCCGCGGTGAAGGCCGAGAGCGACAAATTCGCCGCGCTTGTGGCGAAGGTTACGCCGTTCATCACGAGCGAAGAGTATCCCGCGAAAATCAAGGCCATTGCCTCCGATGTGCTCGCGGGAAAAAACACCGAGGCCGCGCTTGATGCCGCGATTGTGGCGTATGACGCGGTGATGGAGCAGAAAAAGTCCGAGGCCGCCGCCGCTGAGAGCGGAGCGCAGGGCGGGCTTGCGGCTTCCGCCCCCAAGACGGGTTCGGAAGAGGACGAGGCGCGGGCCAGAATCAAGGCCGCGTATGAAGCGATGGGGGTGAAGTGATGGCAACATACCAGGGAAGTGCGCCTTTGGCGCAAGACCTTTATTCCGAGCGCGTCCCGGTCTACAGCACCACGCTGTTGGCGGGGGCGGCTTTGAAAAAGGGTCAGGTCGTTTCGAGCGCGGACGGCGTTACGGTCGCCGCGCTTGGGTCAAACACCCCTTACGGGGTGGCTCTTGAGGACGCCGCCAGCGGCGCTGGTGTCGCGGTCGGCCTCTCCGGGGAGTTCAACAAGAACAAACTCGCGTCTGACGCGAGCGGCACGGCGCTCACCGCCGCGCAGATAGTCGCGCTCAGGGCAGTCGGCATTTACGCCGTGTCCTTTCAGGCGGCATAGGGAGATTGAAACATGACACTCGATACCATCAGGAGAGTAACCCTCGAAGACGCTCTGAAAATCAACTTCAGGCCGTCCCGGTTTCTCACCAAGAACTTTTTCACGCAGGTTCGGACGCTGGGCACCCCCGGCGTGGCTGTGGACATTGTGAAGAACGGCGTGACCGTTCCCGCGTTTGTCAGCCGCAGGGACAAAGACGGGAACCCTGTCGAGCATCCGCTCATCAACACGAACATCTTCAACCCGCCCCACTACCACGAGCACAAAGACCTTTCGGCGGTTGACTTTGACGACCGGAAGGCCGGAGAGGGGCTGATGATTCCCAACGAGGCAATCATCAACGCGCGGGAAATCCTTAACGATGACCTCGCCGACCTGAACAACCGGCTTGACCGCCTCATCGAGGCTGAGGCTATCGAGGCGCTGACCAACGGGACTGTTACCGTGAAAAACAAGGATGGCCAGACGCTCGACACCATCAACTTCGGCATGGACGGCTCCCATCAGGTCATACCCAACGTGATGTGGAACGCGAGCGGCAAGGACTGGAACGGCGTCTTGGCCGACATCCGGGGCTGGAACTCCGGCCTTTTGGGAAAGGACTCCGGCAGGGGCCTCACGGACATCGTTCTCGGCAAGGACGCCTACAGCGCCTTCATCGCGGCGGCGGACGCGGGCAGTTCCCGCACCTCCATCACCATTGACAGGGGCCGCATCGCGCCGGAGACAAGGGAGCGGGGCGTTACCCTCGTGTCCAACACGCTGGGCGAACTCGGCAACCCGCAGATTTGGTCGTATGACGAATACTTCGGGGCGAACCCCGCGTTCCCGGCCAACAAAGTGCTCCTCCTTTCGAGGGACGCCACCTTCAAACTGGTGTTCGCCAAAATCCCGAACATCCACGCGCCGGCGTATGCGCAGCGCTACGGGTATATCTACGAAGACCCGAAGGGAAAGGGGTATGAGGTCAACCTCGAAAGTTGCCCGCTGCCCATCCCCTACGAGATTGACGCGGTGGTAGTCGCGCAGGTGGTGTAAGGAGGAAGCATGAAAGCGAAAGTAAAAGCGGCGCAGTTTCCGTATCGTTTCAAACTCTACAAAAAAGGGGACGAGGTGGAAGTTACGCCGGAGGAGTTCGAGCGCTTTGTGAAAGAGGGCTATCTTTCCAAAGCGGGAAGCGGCGCGGATAAGGCGGCGGCCACCGCCGTTGCGGACGCGAAGGCGGCGAAATGACGCAGGCGGTTCAGCACTACCGGAAGGCGCGGGTGGAGGTTTTGTCCTTCACCCACCACTACCGGGGCTATGTGCAGGGTGATGAGATTGAGTTGACCGACAAGGAATACGACAGCCTTCTGCGGGCTGGGTTCGTGTCGGCCATTGAAGAGACGCCCGCGCCCGAAGCGGCGCCCCTTCCCGCCGAGAGCGGGAAGGAGGAGCCGCTGCCGCTTGACTTGCCGGATGCGGCGGAGCCGGAGACGGACGCCGCGCCCGCGCAAAAAAAGAAGAAGTAGCGGGGCCGCCGCGCTTGCATCCCCCTTGCGAAAGGGGGATTTTGTTTTTAGGGGGGACGGCCAATGTATGAATACCGGGCAAAGGTGATGAAGGTTGTGGACGGGGACACTGTGGACGCGGCGGTTGACCTCGGCTTCAACATCTTCATTACCGAGCGCTTTCGCTTCTACGGCGTGAACGCTCCGGAGACGAAGGGCGAAGAAAAAGAGAAAGGGCTGGCGGTGAAGGCGCTGGTAACGCGGGAACTGCTGAACAAAACACTCGTTTTCCGCACCTACAAAAAAGACAAATACGGACGCTGGCTTGCCACCATCGTTCTCCTGGACGGCTCTGACTACAACAAGAGCCTCGTGAAGCGGGGGCTTGCCGTCCCCTACATGGAAACTGAGTGATGGCGCTGGCGGAATTCACTGTCGGCAGTGAACTCAAAAAACAACTCGGCCTTGTGGCTCTTGCCGTTCCCAAAGAAACGGCTTTTGTCTCCGCGCAACTCCTGAACTGGCAAGCCATCAGCCTCCGGCAGAACATTCTCAAAACCCTCGCGGACACCGGGCTGATGAAGACCGTGCGGAGAATGTCCCTGTTCAACGGCACGGGGCGGACTTCGGCGTATTATGTAGAATACGCGAAGGCCGCCGACACCATTGACAATCAAAAAGCCGTGCTCGATGTCAATCAAAAAATGCACAAGGCGGGTTTCACCGCCTTTGTGGAATACCTGACGGGCGCCCCCCATCCGCGCTCCTACACCTACACGAAATTCGCCCGCGGGGGCAGTTGGAACAGCATTGTGAAATACCGGGACACATCCTTCACCTCGAAGGGGGAGAACGGGCAACTATCGTTTATTCGGACTTCGCAACTGCCCGGCGGGTCGGTCAGGGCCTTGCAGCGGCTCCTTGCGAGCCATTTCGCAAGCCAAAAGCCCGCAAGAATGCTCAAGAACGGCACGATACGGAAGTATAAACGGAACGCCCGTATCAGCGTGAGGGACGCTGAGGGGAACATTTTAATGAAGTCGCCGTTTGTGGTGGTGGACAATGACCAATATCTGCGGCCCGGCCATGTAAAGCCCGGGCTTTTCAGGATTGACCCGAATGTCCGCCGCCTTCAGCGCGTTACCTACCACGGCAAACCCCCGCACAAACCCTCCCGCATTGACTGGCTGGCCGTTGCGCGGGCCAACTCGGACAAGCAGTTCGAGGCCGAGGCCTCTTTCAGGATGCAGGAAGCCCTCAAAAGAGCGCTGGCACGGAAGTAGGGGCTATTTTTTAGTGGGTCTGACCCACCCCCACTTTCGTTGGGAGTAAAATAATTCACTCCCGTTAGGCCTATACCACGCCTCAATTGAAAAATTATATGTGTCGTTATCAAGCACCCGGG